CTTTTGTTCAGCATTAGACATGGTCATAGTCTGATGTGGGAGGTATTCTTTCATAAATTTCTCCTTGATATTGTACTCTGTTAAGGTTAAAAAAGTACGGACTGCAAATGGTAATTTCCCGAAGCATCGCGCTGCTCTTTTGAACTCGCGTTCCTTCTGAGTGAGTTCAACCACCAATTCATCCTTATAGAATCGTCCATGTCGCATACGCTCAACTGTCCCTTTGAGATCAAAATGTTTCATCTCCACAACTGCCTTGAGTAATCGTCGAGGTGACGATTCATGTCCGCCATACCAATATCTAGACATCTCCTTAGCTCCGGGACATATAGCCTTGTCATCTAAGAATTTGAGGTAGTCTTCAGAATAATCGAAGTCTAAGAACTTCCCAAAGATGATTGTGTCTAGATCAGCCAGCGGGTAAGAACTCAGAGGAAGAGATGTGGTCCGATTAAGAAAATGGCGTCTTAATTCAGTACCTTGAGCGGGCTCGCAAACGAATGGCGGCCAGTCTTGGTGTTTACGTATATATCCGCTTAAGATTAGATGTCGAACAGACCGTAGAACTTGTCGGATTTGGAAGACTCCTAATATGCCACGTGGCTTTGCTTCTTCCTTAACAGAGGCTGCTGAATATTTTGCATAAACAGTTGGATGTCCAGATAATTTTGTCAACCCGAAAAGCTCTGCCGCGTCGTGGATCTCAGTTACTGCGTCAACGATCTTAACTAAGGTATCGGTCAATGATGTCGATCCAATGTATGCTTGCTCGCGTGCACGGATCTTATCAAGAGTGCGTTCGTAGGAACTATACGATAACACATCCCCATTTGTTAAGGTGTTGAGATGGGTTTTGAAAATTGCTTCTGGTGCCTTAACAATTTCATATCCACTATTTCCTGCACGGCTTAGCACCTCTTCTTGCCAGCGGAGAATCCTATCAACATGTCCAGGGAGTGCACCTGATCCGTTATGGAATCCGATCTGCAATGCGACTTCTACATTTAGTCGAGCAAGACAAGCATCTTGAATCATCTGTATCTGTTCTAACACAGCCAGATGCCACTGTTTGTTATGGTACACACAGATGAATCCATCGCCAAAGATGATCTTAACGAACTTGTACACATGTACTTTCATCCGCTTTGGATCAACATAATTTTTCCGGTACTGATCTACGATATCGGACCAGAATTTTGCAGGTTGTGCAAATCTGTCTAAGCGGTCGTAATCTTTTGGCTTAGTCCACAAGCGTCCTCGTACACGCTGGATCTCTTGCTTGGTCAAAATGTCTTTCAGCTCGTTACAATAGGCAGTCAGCTCAATATCATAAATCTCCTCTGCATATGATAGTGTTTTCTTAAGGGTTTTATCAGGCTTATCCGAAATATGGAAGAGTTTTGGGTACGAAGTCGCGTCTAGGATTTTCGGCGAAGATGTCATCAGATCAAGCGCACTTGAATAGGATAAGGAGTGACGTCTGAATGAGGAGTACTGGAGTTCCGGATGGCGTCGGAGAACCTTATAATAAGCTGTGGCTCGAGCCCAGTCCCGTCCGACACTCTTCGTTGTTGGAATCTCATCGCGAACGAGCTCATCAAAAGAGATCAGTCTTTCAAGAAGAGATACGAGAATAGGTGCGTCAAGGTGTTTCTCAGGCGGTTGGACCCTCCCAATGGCGG